TTCACAGAGCCTGGGTCACAGACCCCGATTGATATTTTGTGACTTGATTTCATACTCTCCCCCTGAGAGGCACAGAGCAGATGAGTCGGGGGAGTCTCACCTGCTCTGTGCTTGTTCTAGTGTTCCTTCAGATTAGAAGGAAGGTGCTACTAAGCCAGTTCCTGAAATAATGGAAGCTGCCTTTGCGTAACGCTCTGCTGTGAATGCGCCGTATCCGTAGATGACAGTCTTGATTGTCAAGCTGCCTGGAGTTGTTGCATCGAAGCGAAGTGAGAACGGAGCACCTGTCTGCTCCCAAAGGTGCATTTCGCGTGAATCAACAAGGTAGATTTCGTCCTGGTTGGTTGCTGCGCCGTAGGTTGTGCCTACGTTTGCATCTGTGATGATTGGGAGTCCAAGTAGCTGGTAGCCTGAGTTTGCGTATTGTGCAACTCCTGCGCCAGTTGATACAGCGTTCATTGGTGCGCCTGCAGTTGGAACTACAAGTGGACGGTTTGAGCTGTCAACGCCTGCAAGCAAGAATGCAAGGCGACGTGGGTGCATAATCCAGTGTGTTGGAGTTGTGAACACGTTGCTTTGTACTGATTGCAGTGCATCAGCTAGCTTTGGGTAAAGAAGTGCAACTGTTGGAGTAGTTGCGGTGAAAGTGATTGCGTTTCCACCTGAGTTGCGGATTCCCTTGAACTGGCCGTTTGAGCCTGTTCCATTTAGAACCTGCGCGTCTAGAGTTGTGTGCCATGAACGAATTAGGTCCGCAACGACGAATTGGTCGATGCCTGTACCGCGCTCGATTGCTTGGCGTGAAAGGTCCTGTTGTCCAGCGATTGTGCGTACTGGAACGCTTAGGAGTGTGTCATCAGCGTCTGTATTTGAAACGGCTGTGTTTTGTGTCTCTTGGATAGCCGTTGAAGTACCTGTGGTCATACGGGATATTTCAAGGGTCATACCTGCAGATGGCAATACCATCTTGTTAGTTGCGAAGTCCGCAGCTGGTCGTCCAGCGCGAGCCAAAGGCGCGGCTAACTCGACTAGATACTGAGGTACTACTAAACCAACGAAGTTAGATGTGTCTACTGCGCGGTTTTCAACAGACTCTTCTTGCATGTGGCGTGCTAAACGCTCTGATGCTGCGAAATCGTTGCGTACTTGAGCATTGAATGCATCGCGTACGAATGAAGCGCCTGAGTTTGGTGTGTATGTGCGAGCTTCAGAGATAACGCGAGCGCCACCTACTGCTGGAGTTGCAACTGGTGCAACTGATGCACGAACTTCGGCAGCCTTAGCGTCTGCGTCTGCTTGTGTCTTTAGCTTTTCGATTTTTGTATCGAGTGAACGTGACTCTTCTACAAGAGCGTCAACCTTCTCGGTCTCCTCTGCAGTAAGGTCGGTGCGGTTCTCTTCAGCTACTGCTTCAAGAACTGCATCCATTTCTGCCTTAACTGCATCACGGCGCTCGACTACTTTGTCAAGGTATGACATTGTGTGTTGCTCCTTATGAGTTTAGATTCGAGGTGGTGGCGATTTCGCTCACGGCGCTTTTGGGGTGTGAGTCTCGCTCCGACTTCGGTATCTGCTAGCGATTTACCAGCAGAATGTTATTTTGTGCTGTTTACGATTGCCTTTGCAAGGCGAAGTGAGATCGAGCGCGGAGTTGCGGCTTCTTCATCTACTTGGTCCTCGTCCTCGCCCATGGTAGCCTCGTCCTCGATTGGCTCCTCTTGGAAGCTCATCAAGGCTGCAAGCATTTCAACAGCTTCCATGACGTATTCGTGTCCTTCGGACATTTTCTCAAAAACGCTCTGCAAGACGATAAGTGACTCGCCTGAGATCTCGCGGCCTTCTTTAACAGCCTGAATCGCTCTTGCCAAGTGCTCGCGTGCCTCGACTGTGGTAGTCGGATAAGCTGGGTAGGTGACAACCGAAACGTCGCCGTCTGCGAGTGAAACCTCAGTCAGTGTGCGCTCTGATCTGTCAGAGTTCCATTTCTGACGAATAACACGAAATGCGAAGCTCATCTGATCGACGTCGCCTCGTTGAATAAGAGTATAAAGGTCTCGAGCCTCGCTTGTGTCAGGCAATTCTGCATCAAACCGCAAACCGACCTCGTCCTCAGAAAGAGTGAGAGTCTCGTTTTTGGTGCGGGCCAAAGGTAGGCCTTCGTGGTTAATTAGTAAACGGACATCTGGTGTCTCGCTGAGTGTCTTGCGAAAAGCGCCTGGAGCGATGCGCTCGCTGAATGGGAGTGGCACGCTTGGGTCGTTAAAAACGGCTGCGTAACCCGACAGGCGCATTACACCGTCGTCCTCTTGGCGTGTTTCGACGTTGCGCACTGTGTAGGTGCGGCGCTCGATCTTTTTCATCTTGCTCCTGTCTTCCCCGACGGATTCGCGCTTGCTAACTTCGCCACCTGGCTCCATGTCCTCAGAAACTGAGATTGCAACCATTTGGTCAATCGCGTCTTGCTTTGTATCGTGGCAGCCGATTGATGTGTAGCTACCGTCTGATTCTTGTTTAACTGTCGCCCAACCTGAGCAGTCGCTCTGTTGGTCCGAAATGTAGTATGGCATTACTCGACCTCATAGACTGATAGTGGGTTGGCAGGGTCAATCGTTGAAACTTGCTGCAACTGACCTGTTGGCACTCCCGTGTGAGTCATCGGTGGCAACCCGACAGCTTCGAGGACCGATTTCGGCTCGAATCCAACCTGAATGAGGTTGGTAGCGATCTCGGTGCGTAGTTTCATACCGACATCTTTAGCGTCTGATGCGTCGATGTTTTGCAAGGGAACTCTGTACTGGTCGCCCGCTTCACCAAGTGGACTCAGATCTTCAACAGCTCTGACGTCATTGAGTGAGAGGAAACCCTCGTTTAAGCCTTTAGTGTAAGCGTCGTAGCGCTCAAGTGTGGTGCCGCGAAGCAGTGCATCAAGGTTGAACTTGATAAAGCCGTCAGGCTCAGGCAAAAGAGGTGAAAGCGCTTGCTCTAGGCGCTCCAAGAGTGGGCGCAGTGAGTGCTGAACAAACGAAAGGTTTTGGGCTTCAACTGATGCGAAGCTCATGGCTCCAGCCACTGGGTGGCCAAGGAGCGAGATCGGAACACGGAACAAGCGGGCAATCTCTTCGACGCCAAAGCGGCGTACTTCAAGAAGCTGAGCGTCTGCGGCGTTGAGTGTCAGCGGCTTAAATGAAGCGCCACCAGTCAAAACACCAAGCTTGCCAGCGCGGTAAGGGCCTGTGTGTGAAAGGTTCCAGTTGCGAGCGATGTCTGTGATCTGCTCCTCGGTAAGTTCGCCTGGAGATTCGATCACGCCGCCTGGGTTTGCAGCGTTGCCAAAGTAGCTGGCTGCGTAAACTTCGGCTGCCATCGCAGAGCCGAGTGTAACTCGGGCTGCACCGATTGGACCAAGGCCTAGAAGCTGGCCTGGAAGTCTAAACATTGGGATATGCAACATCTCGCGCTTTGTTAGCGTCATGACCTTGACAGCTTGCGCTGGTGTTTGCAGGTCGTCATAAAGTGCGCCGCCTGGTTGAAGTCCGACTGTTACTTCGTAAACTACCTCGGAGTCAGGAGTCGGACGGCGAATGCGGACGTTAAGCGGGTTGATGCAGTAAAGCTCTACCACGTCGCCCATTTCGTCGCGGGTGGTGAGAATGAAAGCGTTGCCGTGCAGATTCAATGAGGAAACGACTTGCTCAAAGAACTCGAGGCGTGTTGTGTCAGGGTTTGGGTTGTTAATCCAAGCAGGCTGTGAGCCATAGACTACAGCATAGGGCAAACGGTTGCGACCGCGGCGAACATAAGCGCCAAGCGGCAAAGATGCGATGGTGTCACCCAAGAGGCGAACACAAGCGTACACAGTTGACATGCGAATCGCAGTGTCGGCATTGACATCAACGCCAGCTGGAGACGAATACGCAGGGCGACCAGGCACAAGCGGCTCAACGAATTGGTTTTGCGCTCGTTGCTCGCCTGCTGCTCGCAGTCTTTTCGATAAGCTCATCTAGTTGCCTTTCGTAATAAGCGCTTTTTTGTAAAAGGCTATGTTCTCTTGGAGTCTGTCAATCCACGGCGCAAGAGCCGCGGCTTTTTTGCCGTGTTCAATCGCTTCGTTTGGTTTGTTCATGTTGTGGCTTGCTATCGCAATCAGGTCATGTGGCAAATAGCCCCAAGCGTCTGACTCGTTAAGGTATTCGAGCGGTTGCTCGGTTATTCTCAGCGCCGCGTGTGCGGTTGCGTAACAATCCAGCCACAAGCTTTTTGAATAGTAATGCTGCGCAAGATCAACCCTAGCCTCTCGGCTGCCTGGAGACTCCGCGATTGCTTTTAAGAGCCAAGATTCTCTTTCAGCCTCTTCCATCTTTGCAAGATACCTCATTGAGGCTGCTCGCTCGGGTTTCCACTGCGCTCTAGGTAGGCTTAAGTGGCGTTTGAACTCTTGAACCGCTTCGGGCCATTTGTTGTGAAAGAATAACTCTCTCGCGTTGTAGAAACAGTTGCGGTCGTCTGCTGGGTCTTCAAGCACTGACTGCGCTAGCAGTGCAGAGTATTGACTTCTAGATTTCGTGTCGTCAGGGTGGTGATGAATCTCAAGCTTAGTCCAACGCTGGACCTCACTACCTGTGCAGGTTAAGACTTCGTGCACTGGGTGCTTCCATCTGTAATTGCGCCGTGAGTGGATTTTGTCTCCACCGTAGGTCAAGCCAGGAGAGCCATCAGGATTCCAGGACCAAGTGTACTTGTACCTCGGGCGAGTGACTTGCTGGTCTAGAGTTTCCAGCTCTTGGCGCCAGCCAAGCTGCAGTTCCTCGTCCATGTCAAGTGCTATGCAGTAGTCAACGTCAAGCGGGAGTGCCGCGAGCGCTGCGTTCCTTGCGTCATCAAAGCGCCAAGGCCGAACGGCTATCTTGATAACGTTGATGCCAAGATTCTCGGCGTACTTGACTGTCAAATCTGTGGAGCCAGTGTCTGCTATGAGCAGGTAATCGGCCTCTTTGGCGCTTTGGTACCAGCGTTCGACAAAAGCTTGTTCGTTGAGTGCAATTGTGTAAACTGCGATCTTCATTGGTCCCCCCACCTTTTAATTAAAGCGCGGCGATTTCTTCTGCTGTTAAACCAAGAGCTGCAAGTTTGGCTTCTGCTGAGGCCTTTGCAACTGCGCGGGCTTCTGCTTCTTCTTGTTCTTGTGTGTATCTTTGAAGTTGAGCCGCTCTATCAAGTTCGACTTGAGCAATTTCCTCTTCATTTAATGGGATTATGGTTGTCTCGCCCGTAGAGCAATCAACCACCACTTTTGTAAGTACCTCTGACATGTTTTCTCCTTTTGTAGTTATCCAGCTATGCCATAAAGACTGTAGACACTCTCAGAATCCAGCCCGTACGAAAAATCAAAACGAATGCTAGTAATGGGAGTGTTTGAACGGTACTGACCACAGTTTGTTGAATTAAGGTATGAGCTGCTTGCGTTTGTGCCAGATGCGTACGCACCAAAAGACTTCCACTTGGCATTATCTGAATAGTTAGTGCACCACCATGTGGCAACACCATGAAAACCACTCGTAGTGCTGGTTCCGTTGGCTTGCAAATCTGGACCACCGCTTGTGTCTGTAATCCAACTGTTTGTGTTATAGCCAATCATTCTACGCCAAATCACATTTGAAGTGGTGGTTTCGCCATTAAAATAAACAAAAGCGCCAATCCAAGCATTTGCACCGCCGCTTCCGACCGCAGTGCGGCTTTGGCCGACTACTTTTAGAAATTGGTAAGTCTGTGGGATATTTGTAAACTCGATGTTCACACTCCCCGAATTGCCATTTACTTTAGCTATTAATTCCATTGTGCTCCTAGCTCAATCCGTAGAGAACGATTTTGCTGCCAGCAATAAAAGTACCGCTCATGCGAACTCGTATTGAGGTGACTGCGGCCGTGGTTAGAACCGAGCCAGCAATCCACTGGTTGGCAATATACGCGTTATTGGAAAGACTTATGACGTTCTTCCATTTGGCAGTTGATTGATAATCGGTGATATAAGAAGAGAAACCGCACCAATCAGAACCAGAGTTTGGAATGTAATCAGCAAGCCTAATGCCGTCAGTATCGCTTGGAGCGTAGTGCGAAACGTTATTCCATGAGTTGTTAATGTTGGTATTCGCTTGTGCAAAGCAATACGAGCTCGTAGTTGTTATGCCGTTAAATTGCACTACCATATCTGTCGTGGCGATATTTGATCTAACAAAACCTTGGATTGCAAGATGCTTGTAAGTTGTTGGAATTGTATTGAAAAAAGTATCCGTCTCTCCACCGCTTGCCGTAAAAGAAGCTATTTTGGTGTATGACATTATTTCACCCCATATAAAGAAACTAGAGAGCCAGTTACAAACCCAGCACCAAACGCGTTTATATCAATTCTGGTAATGGGAGCAGTGTTTTGCCAGTTACCAGCTCTAACTTGTTGGTAAGAATACCGAGTGCTTGGGTTCGTTGGCATAAACCCAGAGTAAGCAATCGCATGCTTGAACGTACTCCCAGCATAGCCAACAATGTCAACGACACCCGAACCAAAAGAGTTGGACGTGTTTCCATCAGAAGTTGCAACTTCAAAATAAAGATACGGGTCAGAATTGTCAATTGAAGAGTCTCGAGAGCTAGAACCGCCCGTGCGATAAGCAGCAAGATTTGTACATGTGTAGTTAGAGGCCGTATCGTTGTTGAATCGCATAGTCATGCCGCTGCCGTCTCCAGTCGCTTGGCTTCGCAAGCTTGTCACCAAAAACAGATTAGTATAGCTGCCTACGATATTATTAAAAGTGAGGTTTGTTTCTCCACCACTCGCTACAGCCGTGCCAAGTAGCACAAAGTCGCCGTACCTTTGTGCGCTTGATATAATCCCGATGATTGGCATATTAGACTATGTCTCCCACGATGGTAAATGTGTTTGACGCTGTGCATATCACAGTGCAAGCAGAGTATCGTGCTCTTGTTTTTGGAGCTGAGGCTGTCGCACCAGTTGATGTGATTGTGACACCTGCGCCTTGTGCGAATGTGAGTTGACCAGTACCAGTTTGTTGCACGTGGATTTGGTCGTTAGCGGCAAAGACTGAAGGCGGTACAGTGATTGTGCCTGTTGCACTTACTGTGACGAGTTCGTTTAGATCTCCGATGACAAGAGTGTAGTTGCCAGTTTGTGGGCTGAAGCCGACCAAAAGGCCAGGGCCTGTTGGGCCAGTTGCACCAGTTGGACCTGTGACTGTTGAAGCTGCGCCAGTTGGGCCAGTTGGGCCAGTTGGACCTGTAACAGTAGAAGCTGCACCTGTTGGGCCAGTTGGACCCGTTGGACCAGTCACGGTAGAAGCCGCACCAGTTGCGCCCGTTGGGCCAGTGACGGTTGAGGCTGCACCTGTTGGCCCCGTTGGGCCAGTCGCGCCAGCTGTGTAAGCATAAGCCAACGAGTTCCAAGCAGTTGCGCCATCGCCCATTTTGAACTTGGCGGTGTCAGTCTCGAGTCCGATTTCACCCGCGGCAAGAGTTGGATTATTAGATGTCCAGTTTGCTGCCGTGTCTCGGCGGTTTTGGAGTCTTGCTGTCATGTGATTATCCCTTGTCTTTAGGTTAGAACGTTGTTGTCGAAGCGCCTGCGTCTATGGTGTAAGTCCAAGACGTTGCGCTAGATAGCCCCGAATTATAGATCACGTCGCCAGTAATGCCAGCAGCGTTTGCCCCGCCGTCAATGTAGTCAACAACTGGGTTGTCCCCACCTTGAGCGCCTGTTGGGCCTGTAGCACCTGTCGGGCCTGTAACTGTTGAGGCTGCGCCCGTTGCACCTGTTGGGCCTGTAGCACCTGTTGGACCTGTGACTGTAGAAGCCGCACCTGTCGGACCTGTTGGGCCTGTAACAGTTGAAGCTGCTCCTGTTGCGCCTGTAGGGCCAGTCGGGCCTGTTGCGCCGTCTAAACCATTCGCACCAGTTGGGCCTGTTGCGCCGTTAGCTCCTGTTGGGCCTGTTGGGCCTGTTGCGCCGACTGCGCCGTTAGCTCCTGTTGGACCTGTGGCACCGACGTCGCCCTGAACTCCCTGAACGCCTTGGATTCCTTGAATACCTTGTGAGCCAGTTGGGCCTGTCGCACCTTGAATACCTTGTGCACCAGTTGGGCCAGTTGCACCCACTGCGCCGCCAGCACCTGTTGGGCCAGTTGCGCCCGCTGCACCTGTTGGGCCAGTTGCGCCCGCTGCACCTGTTGGGCCAGTTGCGCCGATTGCGCCGTTAGCTCCAGTTGGGCCAGTTGCACCAGTAACGCCTGCAGAGCCAGTTGGGCCTGTAGCACCTGTTGCGCCAGTTGGACCTGTCGCGCCCTGAAGGCCGACGCTGATGAGCAATAAGGCAAGAGCTTGAAAGTTGCTGAAGTTGGTTGTGCCAGTGCCGCCTGAGGAGTCTAAGACTACTGGGACGGAACTGTAGCCACCAAGAATGGTCGCCGTTGCTGTGACTTTGAACTTCTGAAAGTTAGTGTGGACATCTCGATCTTGTACGATAATAAAATCGTCTGCTTTGAGCAGGGCAATAAAGACATCGATATCGTTGCTATTAACGTCTAAATGGTCAATGAGTAGTGCCGTAGCGTTGATTTGTGTGGCGTTGTTCCAACGCATGTCGCCCGCACCAGGGTCGCCTGAGGTAGCTGAGGTGTCTGCGTTGTAATCGAATAAACTAGTGGAGCCACCATTCGCACCAGCTACGCCCTGCGCACCTGTTGGACCCGTTGGGCCTGTAACTGTTGAAGCTGCGCCTGTTGCGCCCGTTGGGCCAGTAGCACCAGCCGCTCCAGTCGGACCTGTTGCGCCTGTAACGCCTTGAATGCCTTGTGCACCCGTTGGGCCAGTTGGACCTGTTGCGCCAGTTGGACCTGTGACTGTAGAAGCTGCGCCTGTTGCGCCAGTTGGACCTGTTGCGCCAGTTGCACCAGTAAGACCAGTAGAACCGTTCGGGCCTGTGGCACCGATAACACCTTGAATGCCTTGAACACCTTGAATACCTTGAGCCCCTTGGGCTCCTGTTGCACCCGTTGGGCCAGTCACTGTGGAAGCCGCACCCGTTGGGCCTGTTGGGCCTGTGACTCCTTGGGCACCAGTTGGTCCAGTTACGGTTGAAGCAGCGCCCGTTGGGCCAGTCGGACCAGTTACAGTTGAAGCCGCGCCTGTTGGGCCAGTCGGTCCAGTTACGGTTGAGGCCGCACCAGTTGGTCCAGTCGGTCCAGTTACGGTTGAAGCTGCACCTGTTGCCCCTGTTGGGCCTGTTGAACCTGTTGGTCCAGTTACGGTTGAAGCCGCGCCTGTTGCACCTGTTGGGCCTGTTGCGCCTATCGCACCCGTTGGGCCCGTTGGTCCTTGTGAGCCTTGTGGGCCAGGAGCTGAGATCTCAACTGTGTTGTTGGTTTCGTTGATGGTGACTTTATTAGCTGTCATTATCGTGTCACCTGCTCTGCTACGGTCAACTGGCCTTGGATTAGGCGAGAGATATTAGAGCCTGAGGTTAGCTCTAGGTCATAAACGTAAAAACCTGGGTCAAGCAAGCCAGTTTGTGTTGCAGTGGCTGTGATTGTGATGGTGCCAGTTGCACCGACGATTGTAATGCCGCCGTTCGCTGTAGTCAGCGTCAAGTCGGCCGTTGTAGAGTTGTAATTCTGTCGCAGTTGCATAGCAGCTGTGTAGCCAGTCAAGTTAACAGGTGTATTGTTGGAGTCAGTGTACACAAGCACGACCGACCACACTGAGCCTTGGTCGATAGTGGTGTTGTAAATGCCAGCGGTCATTAATCAGCCTTTTCTGTAGCCCAAACGAGGAATGAACCGAGAGCGATTAATGCAATCGGTGGAGAGAACAACGCAAGCCCGACAGTCACCAACGCGACGCCAGTGATCTCGACCAAAACGCTAAAATCAAATCGCTTCATTTTTCTCCTAGACTTGAATAGTGTGGTAAGTGACTTTGGGAGCAACGGGCTCAGGATTGACAAGAGCTTCGGTGCGGCCTAGGTAAGCGAGAACTGCGGCGATTAAGCCGTCGATCTTGTGACTCTGAGAGGGTTTCATGACTTGACCGTACCGAGTTGGTACTGCGTTTGTCACGTGCCTTGTCAGCTCGGCTGCGCCGTTGTGCTTCAGACGTCCTTCGAGTATGTCTTCAAGGAACCTGTCAAGTCCTTGTGCCATCAGCTTTCGCTGGCTGGAAGGATAAACTGCAACTACTTTGTCAGCAAAAGTCGAGTTCCAAGCGTCCAAATAAGACTGCCAACCCGAAGGGTCAGCCCAAATCTTGTGGACTTTGTATTTCGCAAATGCGATTCGAACAGCTTCATCAACCTCGACTCTTGGAACTTCCCAACCGTAGCCCGCAGGGCCAGGTGGTCTTTCCCAACATTCGAGTTGAAAAATCTTGCCGTCTTCAATCCTACAAGCGACAAGCACTGTGGCGTCGTCTTTGCGAGAACCGTCGTACCCGAGTACTACCTCGGTGCCTTCTGCCAGCTCCTCAGGTTCTGCGGCTGCGTTCCAAGCTGTGATGCTCATGTAACGGTCGGTGTCTGTGGACGGCTGATTCAAAAAGTAACGCCTTGCGTCCGATGCTTTAGTCATCGGGTCTTGTATTTCGGCCATTAAACGTGGAATATCTAGCCATTTAAAAGCGGGCCCATACACGACAGCAAGTGCTTTTTTAAGCTGCTCACTGTCCTGCAGATCGGGGACCTCGGGCGCTTGCTTGTGATCGAATAACAGGCCTGGATTTTTTGTGCGGCCTTCTTGTATCGAAATCCACAAGCGGTGCGTTTGTTCGGCGATTGATTCCTCGCCTACCGAGTACATTGTCGATGTCTCCAGCATCCAAGGGTCTGCAGCTTTTCGCTTGGCAAGATTTCGCCTTACGGTTTCGTGCATTCGCTTGAGCTCGGGGCTCGAATAGAGGTGTGTTTCGTCAGCAACAGCGAAAGATTCTTTCCCACCGTCTTTTGACGCTGATGCTGCTGTTGAAGGGACGATTTCGCCGCCACCCTTTAAAAAAGTACGTGTGAGTCCGACGTCAATGCCTGGATACTCAGTGCCGAAGTTCGTTTTGATGTGTTCGAGCATGTAGCGCACGTTGTCGTATGTGTTGCCCGACTGTGACTCTTCGGTTGCTAAACATCTGATGAACGGGTACTGCACTGGTCGTCCCACGGGGTTGCCCGCGGAGTCCCAATGGTCAAATCGAGCAGGGCCGAGAGCCTCAAAACAGACGAGCATTCCAGCAAGCTCAGATTTCGCCCGACCCTTAGGTCGTGAGAAGAAAGCTCGTCGTGTAACTCGCCGCCCATTTTTGTCCAGTTCGTAGGCTTTTAGTATGAAAGCCGCTTGCTCGTCGTCTAATGTGATGGCCTCACCTTGCACGTCGCCTGGGCCGTGAACTAGATAAGTCTCAATCCAGTCAATTGCGTCCCAACCGAGTGAGATGAAGCTACTCTGTTGTCGTTTCTTCTTTGTCAAGTTCCCCCACCACTCTCAACAAACGAGTTCGTCGCTGATCAGATAGGGTCTTGTTAGATTTGGCCCCCTCTGCTTCACCATCAACTTGCAACCGAAGTCGCATTCTGTCTTCAGGTGTAGCGCCAAACTTAGCGACTCGGAGTCGCAATTCTGCTCCCACGTTGTCACCGTTCCAATAGGAAGAGTGCAACAAGGCTGTATCGATTAAAAAGTCCCAGTCAGTGTCTGTGAAAGTGGCAGCTTGCGCTGACTTGCGCCATGTGTCCCACCAACGGAATGTCTGCGAGTGCCAAGGATAACCAACTGGCAGGTCTGGGCCGCGCAAAATGCCGTCTTGTGTGACCACTTGAGTGGGCACTGGGTCAGCGTTTCTGCGTCTGCGCTGGTCTGCGTCTTTTGGTGCTGGACCTTTGCCTGCCATGTGTCTCCTAAAATGCAAAAAATGCGAATATGTCAAATCCCGAACCCGTACGCGCCGCGTCCTTTGGGGCAGCGGGGTCTCTTATTCCGTGGATTTTTGAACTTCGAGGGGGGGTGGAAAAATGCCAGGGGGATATTGCGCTTTTTAGCGCGTATTACCTGCCTGAATTACAACTGCGACAGAGCACCCTTAGATTGGTGATGTCATTACTGCCACCCATAGATAGGGGTACTATGTGATCGACAGTGAGATCAGCGGCTAAGCCGCAAAACGAACACCAAGGCTGCAATCGCCTTAGTTCTCTTGATAAACGACGCCATTTGCTATCATAGCCGCGCTTGCTTGCGCTTAGCTTGGTAGTCCTATACTTAGCATGGCATTTTAAGCAACGAGCACAGTCGCGTACTAAGACGCCACAATCCGTGCAAGGTTTAATCATCATCTTCATCATCGTGTCCACTAAAAACATCATAAATGACGCGCATTCTTTCCTCGGGTGGCAAGGACATATACGCGTCAAGAGTGGACCTGACGGCCCTGGTTAGTATGGATTCGATTGCGTCAAAGCTGAGATCTTGGTCTGTATCTAGCTCAGTTTGTAGAGCGCCGATTGACATTGAAACGGTTAGGCCCATAATATCGCCCTTAGAAATACAACTCTACCCCAAGAGGATAATTCTACCACACGAAACGTGTTGTGCGCCACCCACATGACTCAATCAGCCCTCGGCGTGTCGAGCATCAACCCCAGCATCGGCCAATCCTTCTCGGTCCATGCGTGCCCCTTTCCTCTAGTGCAATCACAATCTTCAACTGCGCATCTGCAGTTGTGATTTCGGCAGAGCAGAAGCCCTTGGTCCAGCTTGATAACTAAGTTCTTTTCACAATGTGGGCATCTTAGTCTTGCCGTCAAAGGCCTCTGCTCCAATCCTAGTAGTATCTTGATTTGTGTGTGTCGTTTGCTTGTTGAGTGGCTGATTTCTTCAATCAACCGAGTCCGATTTGCAGTCGGCCAGCTCTCAATCGCATCTGCGACCCAAAACAACGACCGCTCTGTGTCATTGTTTGGTGTAGCCCCCTGATCTCTTTCAAGTCTCAGTTCGGCTTCCCACATAAGTGTATCAGTACGAATGCTCACAATAGCATCAAGCACATCGACACGAAGCGGGAGTCTTGGACCAGGAACTGAACGGCTAGAGCGCTCGCCAGTGCGTCCAGGCGTCAGTTCTGCACTCAGATCTTTGTACCATGTGGCCACGTCTCTAAGCTCTTGCGCGGTTTCAATTAAGGGTTTCTCAGACACCTGAACTCCCAAAACCCGAAGCGCCACGGTCGGTTTTGGGAAGCTCTGCCACCTCTTGTGCTTGGACATCAAGGGAAGCGTTGGTCATAAGGATATACTGAACCAAGCGCATGCCAGGCTCAATTTTGACAGGTTTGTCAGTCATGTTCCACACTCCTGCAAAGAGTGGGCCAGTGTAGCCGCAATCGATGACACCCTGTGCCACCATGAGGCCGTGCTTGCGCAAGGTACTAGAGCGAGCTGTTAGCAAGCCCCAAGTTCCCTCGGGCACTTTGATTGCAACACCAAGTGGGACGTCCACAAAAGTGCTGGGTTCGATTACCATTTCAGCGTCGCAATACAGATCGAAACCCGCATCGTCGCCGTACGCCTTAGTTGGCGCTAAGCCAGTCGGCGTCAGTACGCGGTACAACAGGGCTGCCATAGTCACTCCATTCCATTATTGATTCGAATACTGGCACATCAAGCGCTGCCAGTCCCACGCTGTTAATTCCAAGGTCGCCGATTACAACAACAGGAATCTCATTGTCGTGTGCGTGTTGGATTTCGAGAATTGTGCCCACTGTGAGCACGTTTTTCGTCAACACCGCAACAACAAGGTCGGATTGTTCAAGTACAAGCAAGTTAGCCCAGTGCACGAACTCGTCAGGTACAAGATCGCTCGGTGCGTTCCATGCACCAGCTGGGTCGTACACCCACACACACTCTTGCTCTTTGAAGTGTGCTTTGATTTCGTCTTTTAGCTTATTCACTTTGGAGCCTGTGACGAAATCAATCGGGCCAGCGAGGTAGACTATCATTCGACGAATCCACCCCAGCCGTTGTGTTTGCGTGCGTATTGCGCCATCTTTGTGTAGATAGCGATGTCGTGCCATGTGTCGTCAGAAGGCGCTCTGCCATCTGCATAGCCACCGATTAGCCGTGCAACTTTGCCGAGCACGTAAAACGCGATGCCCAGCTCGTCCTCAGTCACGTTGGTCGGTTTGCCAATCATTTGACTTAGAGCAAAGCCGATGACTTTTAGATCTGCACTGCCGTACTCCACGGCTTTTGGTATGACAGAGTCTAGCTCGCTCTTGGTCTCATCTAGCCACCAATTCGCAAGACTCTGCACGGTTGGTGCGTCCTCTGCTGGAGTCTCTTTTCTAAAGGCTGCTGCCATGTCCTGCCACTCATTGAATCCGTTTCTCATTTGACCCACGCCATCGTTGAAGGTCCAGTACCGACCAGTTTAACTGGTGCGTTCACTGCACTCTCGATGTCGGTGATGTAGCGCTGTTGTTCCTCAGACAAGATGTCAATTTGGCCTTGGTCTTTCAACTCAGGGAAGATGTAGTCAAACATGGTGAGTGCGATCTTGACGGTTGGAGCGCCACCGTTGTTAATAACAGCGTCACGAACTAACTTGCTGTCAAAGTGCCCGACTCTGCGAATCTTTTGAGTCACGGTCGTGCGCTCTGCTTCAAGTCCTAGCTGTTCCCAGCTGGTTTCGTTTTCAAGTGGTCCCGAGTTGCCAGCAACGCGGATTGGATAAGTGCGGGCTGTGACCCAGATGTCAAAGACATCAACTGCACGGTCCCACGGACTGACGCCAGCTTGCGACAAGAAGTCCAAGGCTCTGCAATCTTGGCTTGTACAGAACGGGTACAGACCTGCGTGTAGTCCAAGGCCGTAGCCCTGTGTGCCTTCGATTAGAGCAGTGCCGCCCATGCGAAGGTGCTCGCGAATAACTTGTGAAGTATCCACCCCGCCGCCAAATAGAGAAGCCTTGCGCATGATGCGGTCGGCACGTGAAGCGCCGATACCTTTACTCGTTGAGCCGATTCGGGCTTGAATGCCGTCACTGGTCTCGATGTCGTGGTGGCGAGGCTCCAAGATTGTGGCTTGGTCGTCCACGATGATGCGTGAGCTGGCTTGATAACCAGCTTGGTCTAGTTCTGAAAGTTCTCTGTTAAAAACTTCCATGTCGATCTCAGAGCCTGCCGCGATGATGAGGTCAGACTCGGGCGCAGTCACTGCGTTGACTGGAATTGAGCGAAGTCGCCACGCGTACGACTCCTCGCCGTTGGGGCCTTTGCCGATAACGGTGTGCCCTGCATTTGGTCCTGCCACTCTGATTCCCATGAATGGTGCATCAGATGTTGCGGATAGGTAGCCTGCTACGGCGCCCTTTCCTTCACTGCCATACTGACCGCCGACTACGGCGATGAGACGTCCTGCCATTTGTTCCCCCTTTTAGAAGTTAGGTTCGAGTTGTTTTGGTGCTACCCAGTAGGTTAGGTGCTCCTTCACGGCCTGGGTTGAACCGCAAAGATGCTTGGCGAGTATGAACTCGTATTGCTTGTGTATGTTGAGCATTGATCGGTGTTCTAGGTAGAAGCTGGGCGACCACCTAGAAACACCGTACGTCGGGCGCTTTGTTAAGAAGCACTCGATCTCTGTCTTGGTGTCAATGGGGGTGCAGTCCGAAAACACCGAAAAACCGCCCCACTGCGCCTTCCAAAGCGCAGCTCCACAGACCCGACAGAAACTCTCTTCAGCTAATTTATCCTGCAAAAAATCCACACTACTAAGTTCACGCATCAGGTTCACCATCATCACTGCTGACCGACTTCACCGACCGCCCCCCCTTATAGGGGGGGGCGAAGTCGGTCAAGTTTCGGTCGCCTTCTGCTCCTACCTGACCGATACCCTCACGGTCAGGGTCGGTCAAGTCGGTCAAGTTATCCAAAACACCACCAAACGGCTGAGGCGCTCCCAAGACAAAGGACTTCAGGTGCTTGTAATAGCGCCCCTGCCCCTGCGCCCTGATTATCAAGAAGCCCTGCCCCTCTAGTTGAGCGAGCGCCTTTTTAATCTGGTCGGTGCCGCCGTCAATCGCCTGGACGATTTGGTTGGTGGAGAGCTCGGCGCCGTGGTTCTGCATGAACTCGGAGACCTTGCGCATCAAATATTCATGAGGAGTGAAGCCGACCTGCCCACCGACAATGGAGATCTCGATTCGGTTGTCAGCTTGCGAAATCAGATCGACGTGGCCGACATAAGAGGCCTCTTGACTGATGCCGCGGACAAAGCCTGGGCGGTCCTTGGTGATTTTCAAGTTGAGCTTGCCGTTGGAGCCTCGACCAAAAGGCATAGACACGTCCACAGAGATGGCGACGCCGTCAATATCTGCACGCTTTGCTTGGGCACCGATGGCGTAGTTGCCTCGGTTGTCCTTGGATTTTGTGACGTGGTCAATGGTCAAAACAGCAGCACCCCACAGACGAAGCGGTCGCAAGACCACCTGACTGAATTGGGTGGCGTCTTTGTTCTTTTCAAGGTCTAGCCCCAGCAAGTTCATGGCGGCGTTGACTCCGTCCATCACAATCAAGTCGGGTGTGAAGTCGCGAATCGAGCCGAGCAGTGCTTGCTGGGCGATCTCGTTGTAGCCACCGTCAGGGTTGGCGTATTTGAAACGGGCAAACTGCTCACGCAAGACACCGAGTGCCTTCAAGCGACCGCGAATACCACGCTTTGAATCCTCGAAGTCGATATAAAAGACTTTGTTACCCTGCACCAGCTGTTGACGCACAGCTTCCAGTGCCACCCAAGTCTTGCCTGACTCAGATTCTCCAAAAATGGCGTTAATCTTTCCAGCGTAGAGCAAGCACTGACCGTCTGTGCGGTAGAGAACAGTTGGACCAGCCTCGGTCTCGTCCTCGTCGTATTCAATCGCTCTTGGGAGCCAGCTGGTGTCGGGCTCTGTCACAGGCTCTGCGAATGGCTCAGGCTCGGGCGCTTGCATCAGCTGTGAAATGTCAATCGGTTGCAAAGCGCTTGAACTGCCACTGCCAAAGCCCTTCGCGGCCAGCGCTGACGCTGCCTTGTGGAAGTCGCCGCCGTGCTCCAGCAAGGTGTAAACCGCGAACTTGGAGTAGCCGCGCTCTGCTTCAAAGATAGTGCTAGTGCTAAAGACAAAGAGCAGATCTGAACCTTCGTAATTGGTGGTGGCGCTGATGCCTTCAGTCTTGCCTGGTCTGCACCAAGCGGTGGTCTGTGCCTTCGAGAATACCTTTGTCCAACCCAGTGGCAACAAGATCTCGTCCCAGCTGGTCTTTGTGTTGTAGTCGTCGCCTGGGAGTGTCGAGTTCGCGTCCCGATGCCTCTCCGTGACCTCTGAAGCCACTATCGAGGCCTTTGGAAGTTGGTCGAAATATCTAAAGAGGGAGTGCAGTGCTTCGCGCTCGCCTGAGGTGATTGTTGGGATTGTCTCAATCGAGCCCGAAATTAAAGACCAAGAGCCACCTGACGGGTGACAGGAGCCGCCGCTTGGAGCCGCAACCACGAAGCCACCTTCGCCGCGGGTCTCGGCGAGCACATCAACGCCGTCGCCTGAAGCTGGGCGTCTAGCTAGCTTGGTATTGCCTGGCACTTCACCGTCTATGCGATAGAACCAGTGCAGACCGCCGCTTGGAGTCATTTCGCAGTAGCCTTCGTTCAGCCGCTGCCAAAGCTCGCCAAGTCCAGTCTCGATTGCCATGTCCTTGATTTCAGTGTGAATGCCGTCAGCTACGGCGCGACCTTCGACTTCAAGCATTTCGAGGTTGTTTGAGATCTTGCCTGTGATGATGCCGACGCCTTTAGCGTCTTTGAACCAAGTCTGAAGCTCTTCAACGGTCGGCAGTTTATGTTGGTATTCTTTCCAAGCACCAATACCTGGGCGCTTTGAGCCGTCGGCCATGACTGGCACGACTGAACAGCCAGCCGCTGCGAATCTGAGTGCGGCGGTCAGAACTTCGAGGTTACTCACTCAGGGCTATCCTTCCAAGAATCCA